ACATCTGATGACCAATCAGTCGTTCTGGACGCTCAAGTCGTTGATGGAGAACAGAAGCAGCTCAATCCAGGTGAAGAAACAGCGGAAGGGGGTAGTGGGGAGGGGTCCGTCCCCAGCGGAGGTCAGGACATTTAACACCCCCCCCCTCCTTTTTTGACCCTATATGATTTTGGTTACCTCGAGGAGACGATTTGAAGCTGGTGACGACCAGTGGATCTGGAAGGCGAAGCATCAGAGCAGCGGTAACCTCCTTTTTTTGACCCTATATGATTTTGGGTGCCCAACAAATTCTACTGACGATGTGGTGCCTGGGGAGATCCCAGGACAGGGTTGCGAATCCCGCATGAATCAGAGTCAGTTTCAGTGAATGCGAAATGAGAGGCTACAGTTATGAATGAATTGATTAAATTGATGGATGCACTGGCATCTGGACGCGTGGCTGAGACAGCTCGCCTGCTCGGTAGGGAGGGGTTGCTATGAAAACCGAACTACCAACAAAGCCAGGACCATATTACTGGCGCGAGTCAGACGGGGATGAATGGGAAATACACACCGTTTTTATTGATGACGAGCTGAACCACACGCTCATGGCCTTATGCCCGATAGACGACACATGGTATGCAACCGAAAATTGGGGTGGCCAATGGCTCCCAATCCCTACCGCAGAGGAGCTGGTGGAGTTGTTGCGGCTAGTGGATGAGGTCACAGGCTGGGAGAATGATCTGATAGACACCAACGAGTTCCCAGTCGATGGAGAGGCAATGATAAACGACATCGGGAATTTGCGAGAATACGCCGCCATACTCAGGAAGGAGATGGAATCATGAACGACAACAAACGTAGAAAGAAGATGGGTTGTATGGAGGCTGAGAAAAACTTTTTAAAACAGAAATCTGTTTACTCAGGTCTTCTGCGATATGCTGAGGAGGAGAACCCGTTTGTTTATTCATACCTCGGACTGTCTACCCTGATTGAGACAACGGAGAGGAATGTGATTTGCATTAGTTTTACGAGCGAGCGATCTGAGTGTGCAGATCTGCTGGTAAATAAAGTGACTATGCAGTTCCTCGAATCTGCTCTACGGGACATTGGAGCATCACATTACAAGCTTAGGTTTTACGTGGAGGTCAGAACAAATGACGGTATCCATCCACACTGAATACACGGGTATAAAACCATGAAAACCAAATACTGCGGAGGATGTGACCAGACCAAACCAGAACATCAGTTTGCCAGAAACAGGCTCGCTCCAGACGGTAGACAATACCACTGCCGAGAGTGCCTCAATGCCTACAGTGTCATCCGAAAAGCCGCCATCAAAAACGGCACATGGGGAGTTAAATAGATAGAAACCGAATGAAGGAAATTAAAGATTGTGTTGCGTGCGGATCCACCGCCCGGGTTGTCCTGGGTGGTCGGGTGAAATGTATGAACAGGAGATGTCAGATGACCGGGCCAAAAACGGATCGCTACGGCGAGAAGTGGAACAAGCTGCCACGGAAGACACAGGGCAGGTCGGGTCGCAGGACACCTTCATGGCAAAAGGGAATCAAAGAGGTTGAAACCAGACCTACCGATGAGGCAGGAGGTGAGCAATGATACGCATCGTGGTCGAGGTGTCTGAGGACGCAAATGGCGTTGCCTTTCAGAAATACGTCCAGGCATGTGGGGCGACACCTGGTGAAGTTGAGGTAGGAGAGGGGGTTGATGCGATCATTGACGAATATTTGGACACCCTCGAAGAGACTGACGATGTCATCGATGCTCAATCATTTGCGCGGAACTAGCGCGAGACCTATGGAAAAACGGCTCATCATACGTGGTCAGCTCGGGGATAACTCGAGCTACGATTATCACTCGCGCATCATCATCGATGGCATGCTGGAGCGTGGATGGGATCTCTGCGTGGTTCCATACAATTCGGACGCATGGTCGCGTGTCCTCGATGAGCGGTATGAGCGGATCATTGCGCGTCAACCGAAATGGGACGCTCCTACCCTCATCATCCACCCACCCAAACAAACACCCGACGATCCTGACCGGACGGTGTATTCGACCATGTGGGAGACCACTCGGATCCCCCAGGCGTGGATCCGAAACCTGAACAGGTGCCGTGCCGTGATTGTTCCATCAAACCCAAACATAATGACGTTCTCGGCTCAGGGGGTAACGTCTCCCATGCACTGTGTGCCGTTCGGGGTGGATACATCAGTGTTCTATTCCAGGTCATTTGTCAGGCGAAGCACGGTTGTGTTTGGGACATCAGGTATATCCCGTCATGGTTGGCCCCGCAAAGGGTTTGACGAGGTCGTCGATGCATTCCTGCTGGCGTTCCCGGAAGGCAACGAAGACGTGGAACTTCGCATTAAATGCTACCCGAGGGACCCGATGCCGTCATGGACGGACCAGCGCATCGTGCGCGATGAGGGGGAGTGGACAAAAACGGATTTGGCGGCGTGGTATCACTCCATCGACTGCTACGTGTCGATGAGCAAAGGTGAAGGTTTTGGTTTGATGCCGCTCGAGGCTATGGCATGCGGAAGACCATGTGTGATCCCGGCCTGGTTTGGCCCGGAAGCGTATGCGAAGGAATACAACTCGTTCCTGGTGGATTACAAGCTGGTCCCGGCTACGAATTATTACGAGGGACAGGGATTGTGGTGTGATCCATCGGTGGAAAGTGCGGCGAATATTATGCAGCAGATAGTAAAGCGTCCATTGATGATTACTGCAAAGGCGCGTCAAGCCCGGATCGATGCGTCACGATTTACCTACGCACGCATGGTGGATGGTTACATTGATGTCATCAATAAATATTTTGGGAACAAACCGTATGGATATTAATATGCCAACATTCCGTGAGGGGACGTGGGATTCTGGGATCTGGGATGAGGCGAGATCTTACCCTGTCCACAATTTTGAAGGAAAGGTCATTGTTGACCTGGGCGCTCACATAGGAGGGTTTACGACTAAAGCTGCTGAGTCAGGTGCGAAAATGGTCTACGCATACGAGGCATGGGCTGAGAACTTTGCGGTTCTTAAAAAGAATGTCGAGGGATATGAAAATGTGAAAATCAACAACCTCGCCGTCTGGAAATCAGATAGTGATGTTAAAAGCGTCTTTTTCCATGATGATTTTGACACAACGAACACCGGAGGTGGGGGTGTGTTTGAGGGTAGTGGATTAGGGGTGGAGGTGGAGACCATAGGTCTAGACGATGTGCTAACGGACACCGGACCTGTTGACATTGTAAAGATCGACATTGAATCGGGAGAATATCCGGTGATCTACACATCACGTCTGATCAGCAATGTTCGAGCGTTTATTGGGGAGTATCACCACGGCATGCTTGACCATAAAGCCGAAATTGACGGGGTGACATATCCATACAACATCTTCGCCTTAAAAACATATCTGGAGCTAGTCGGATTCTGTGTTGCCATTGATCCAAAAAGTGATGCGTTGGGAAATTTTGCTGCGTTCAGGTTATGAGGGTTTGTTTTGTCGATACAAATTACGAGTGGCATGATCGTGACAACGTGATCTTTCAAAGCCTCATTAGACTGAGAGAGAACGTCACGATCTGCAACAGGTCACCGGATATTTTGATAACAAAAGCTTTTGGCAACGCAAAGACGTGGGAAATGTTCGATTGCGCCAAATGGCTTTATACTATTGAGTCTCCCTGCCCGAAGCACCCGAAGTTGGATTTTAATTTTACCCACGATGCCGACTCAGACACGAACGCTTACTTTCCCTGCTACCATTCCTGGATTAATTACTACAATGAAGTAGACAGGCACTACCCCGAATACTTGATTCTACCCAAATATCTCGACAGTGCCATCCCTCTCAAACAGGCGCGGAGGAACACTTTTTCTGCATTTTGGACGGCGAACGGTCCGTTGAGATCATCGGTCACATGTAGCCTGGAGTCAATGGGGTTTGCCGTCGAAAAGTATGGGGCGTTTTTCGGTAAAGCATCTACAACAAACAAGTCAAAGTGGCTAAATATGCTTGAGACTAAGTATAATCTCGCATTCGAGAACCGGCTCTACCCCGGGTATCACACAGAAAAAATAGTGGAAGCCAAAGCCGCAGGGACAATCCCCATATACTATGGTCACACTGACATGAAAAACCTGAACCAGGATGCGTGCCTTAATTTGGCGAACTACGAGGATCACGATGAAAGGATGAATGCGATCCTGGACCTGGTGAACGACGAATCTAAGCAGCGACAAATGATTGAGACTCCGCTTTTTCATCAGACACCAACTGCTGAAACGGTGATGAAACAAGTGGAGAGGGGTCTTCAACGGGTATCACTGTAATGCCAATCCACGCAAAACCAACCAGGGTTACTGGTCCGCAGAAAAACTCGATCGATCGATCTCTCGTCCACCTCGACAGGTTCGCCTCCGATGTGTTCGGTCTCAAACTCTATAAATGGCAGAAGCAGGTTTTGGGGGATCTGGACGAAGCTGGATCCAGAGTTGCCCTCAAGGCAGCGAACGGATCAGGGAAAACTGCCATGTGTGCGGCACCTGCGGCTTTGTGGCATGCGCTCATGTTCCCGGATTCCGTATGCGTCACAACATCCGGTGTTTATCGCCAGGTCAAAGAGCAGATGTGGCCAACGATCAGATCCCTCTCCAACTCGGTCAAAGATTTTGGCATCGAGATCAATCAGACGGATCTTCGAATTCCAGAACTGAACTCTCGCATCGTTGGTTTCTCGACCGATGATCCAGGACGGTTTGAAGGTTGGCATTCCGATAACCTTCTCATCGTGGTGGACGAAGCTAAGTCCGTAAAAGACGGCATATTTGAAGCGATTGAGAGGTGCCAGCCGAATCGCATGCTCGTTATGTCGTCACCCGGCGGAAACTCGGGAGAATTCTATCGGATTTTCACGAAGCACCATGACATGTATCGACTCCACACGGTCACGTCATTTGACTGCCCTCACATTCCGAAAGTGTGGGTGGATCAGCAAATCAAAAAATGGGGCGAGGATCACCCGCTTGTGCGCTCCATGATCTTTGGGGAGTTCATGCAGACGAGCGATGAGTCGCTTCTGGTCAACTACGACTCATACCAGGCGTGTTTACGCAACCCACCGAAATATGAGAACGGAGGGATAGTCGCCGGGGTAGACTTCGCCGGGGGCAACGACGAGAACGTGATCGCTATCAGGGAGGGAAACAAAATCAAAAAGATCGTCGCGTGGACAGACCGCGACACGATGGCATCTGTGGGGAGATTTGTGGTAGAGTTCACTAAGGCAGGTTTGAAACCGGAGGATGTGTTTTGTGACGAGGGTGGACTCGGTCGCCCGATGGCAGACGCACTGCGAGATGCGGGTTGGCCCATCAACCGTATTAATTTTGGAGCTCGCCCCCGGGATCCCGAAAAATTCACGAACCTGGCGGCGGAGATGTGGTATGAGACTGCTCGCCTGATCGAGAAGAACGAAATCATCCTCCCGACCGACGACGAGGTTTTGATGGCACAACTCACCAGCAGACGTTGTCGGGCGAACAAAGTTGGCAAATTGGAGTTGGAGACGAAGGGTGAGATGAAGGCGCGAGGGCTGGCATCACCCGACCGGGCCGATGCTGTTTGTATGTCTGTCGCGCTCGGTCATGAGCATGACTACATGACTCAGTTCTCTAAGCCAACCATCGAGGAGATTTTTGCCGGGATGGAACTCGACGTTGAAGCTCCGGACTCTCGCAGGGGTTTTGATTGCGGCTAAAGGGAAAAATTTGTTTTGAGATCTCCCTCAGATTGGGCCAAAGCGGGGTAAATGGATTACTCGGATCTCTATGCCAAATCCTCCCAGGATCTACAGGATCGGTCACAGTGGGAGACCAGGCAGCGTCAATTCTACGAAATGCGTCACCACGGTTTGCGCCGCAAAACCAAACCCTGGCCCGGCGCATCAGATGCCCATTTCCCTCTTTCCGATACCATTATTACCAACCTTAAACCCTACTATGTCCAGCAGCTGTTTGCGTTGGACACAGTCGCATCGTTTGTCTCTCTCCAGCAGCAACAGGCATCGTTGACCACTGCTGCCAGTCAGTGGATGGACTACAAGCTCAAACACAGGTCCAACCTACAGACCGAGATCATCTCGACGATTGACACGATGCTGTTGACCGGGCGAGGGATACTGAAAGTCACATACGATTTGGATCGCAGTCAGCTCAACTTTGAGAATGTGGATCCAATGCACCTCATTGTTCCGTCTTACTGCAAAGACATAGAGACCGCTGATCGCATCACGCACATCCAACACTACTCCCCGGATTCATATCGTCGGAAGGCCGGGTTTAATCAGGACGAAGACTTTATCTCCCGGGTAACAGGGGGGAGCGCAAATGATCGCGGCGACCACAACAGGCATCAGATCGCGAAACAGCGTGAGGGGGTGATCGACACCGATAAAGATACGATTGTGGTGTGGGAGACATACGTTCAAAACGACGATAAAACGTGGACTATTTATACATACTGCCCTCACGATCTGGAGTTCGACGTTAGACCTCCTATGGAGGTTCCCTACGACCACGGGAAGCCTCCGTTTGTGTCATGTCAATACGAGCATAAAGATGCTGGTTGGTATTCCCCGCGAGGAGTGACCGAGCTGGTCGCAGTTTTTGAGGCATCATTGTCGAAGCTGCTCAACGAGAAAAACGACACGATGTCTCTCTACAACAGACCGTTGTTCCGGTCTACGAGAGCACTGCCAAATACAGCCAACCTGCGGTTTCAGCCTGGGCAGATACTCCCGGAAGACATCCAGCCGATTCCGATGCCATCCCCTCCGATCAGCTTTGATCAGCACATGATTCTGCACAGGGAGATGGCGCAGCAGCGTGTTTCAACACCAGATTTCGGGATCGCCCAAACCCTCGACCAGAACCAGAGGCGAACAGCAACTGAGATCAGCGCGATTGGGAACCTGTTTACCCAGTCGGCAGATCTTCGCATGCGGACGTTCCGCTTATTTTTGGGCGATCTCTACCGTCAATGTTGGTCACTGCTCACTCAGTTCGATCGATCCAGTCTCAACTACTACTACCTGGACACGCTCGAACAGATTCCGCAATCCGCGCTTCACCAAAACTACGACATCACCCCGAGCGGATCCGCTGACGGGGTCAACAAACAGTTCCATTTTCAAAAAGCGGTCGCCCGTTTTCAGATGTTCGTAAACGACCCGCACATCAATCAAGTGGAACTACGTCGAAGTGTGCTCGAAGCAGATGACAGTGGATTGGTGAAGCGTTTGCTCACGGACCCTGGCATCGAGATCGCCAACCAGGCGGAAGATCAGGCAGTCGAATTGTCTGTCATGCGCCTGGGATTCCCGGCTCAGGTTAAACCGAGTGATGATCATGCGACTCACGTTCGCACGATGCTCGACTACCTCGCACTTAAACGCGCCCAAAACGCGCCAACAGACCCGATGGAGTTGCAGCGGATCCAGGAACACATAGGCATGCATATGGAACAGTTTCGTCAGCAGGATGGAAAAGCCGCGCAACAACTGACCATGGAGATTCAGGAGATTTCAGATGCAATTAATCAGACTAGTGAGGTCGGTTTACCGACTGATGCGAATGGTGCCGGGGGTGCAATCCCCGGGATGGACCCGACAGGAAGCGGAGCTGCTGCGGCAATTCCTAGCCAGCCCATTGGGTCAGCGAATTAAAAGGGAGATTTTTGTGTGGATCGTTCGTCAAACTGTGACAACGGTCGAGCGAGGGGCAGATAATGCCTCCTACAATATCGGATACTCAGCTGGTTTCCGGGACGGCATAGCTGCCCTGGACACGTTGGTCGCGAATGGACTGCTGGCAGAGGCCGATGGCGAAAACGAATATGACTGAAACGATGGAGCGGGACGAAATCATGCGTCTCATTTCGGGCGAAAACGAAGCAGCTGCGCCCACTGCTGAACCTATCAATGAGTCACCATCAGTGGATGAGGCACCCACTGTAAACGAAGAGTCTCAAGCAGGGGAACCGTCTCCGGAAATTAAAACCGAAGAGGATGATAGGTCTGACAAAACCGAGTCGAGATACGAGAAGCTCAGGAAAGCCGAAGCTCGCCAGAACAAAACATGGCAGAAGCTACAGGAAGAAAAGGAGCAGATCAGGAAGCTGAAGGATGACCTGGAGGCTTCCCGGAAACAACTCGAAGAGGATCGCTCGAGGATCGCCGAGGACATCGTAAACAAAGGTGACGAAGCGTCACCCGATGTTTATGAGGCGGTCGCTGAACGATTCCGCGACTCAGGTGAACCTGAGTTGGCCGAAGAGGCGGCTCGGATGGCGGAGGAAGCTCGCCGAAAGCGTGCAAACGCCAGTCAGGCTGTAGAAATCAACCGGTTTAAAAAGGAGTGGGCAGACTCTGTGAGTGAGTTGGTGAAGGCAAAACCTGAGCTGAATGATCAGGAGAGTGATCTCTACAAAGCGACTGAGTACCTGCTGAAAAACAAGCCAGCTTTAACAACTTATTCGAGCGGATTCCGCGATGCGGTCGAGGTAGCCGAATACTACGTCAACTCGAAGAGGGCGGAGTCCGTTGCAGACGAAAACAAACGGCTTCGAGCCGAGCTCGAAAGCTATAAACGCAAACTCAATTTAGGAACCAGCGATGTCCCGCGAAGGTCAGGCCCGAAGGGGTTCGACGACATGAGTCGAGACGAACAACGTGAGGCGATTCTTCGCATGACTCGCGCAAATAGATAGGATTTAAAATGCCAGCAGATAGTACAATCACAACCAGCGGCGGAAGCGGATCGAACGACATTTCGGTCGCAATGCAGCGATATTTCTCACGCGAACTTTTGGCGACCATCGAAAAAACGGTCGTCCTGGATCAGTTCGCCATGAAGGCACCACTCCCAGAGAAGAGCGGTGGAAAAACCATGCGCTTCTTCCGCTACGAAGAAGGTGATGCAGCGAACGTAGACACGTTGACCGAGGGAACGACACCGACAACCAAAGCTCTCCAGATGGAGACTGTGGATGTTGACCTGGTTCAATACGGTCAGGTGTTGAGCATCTCTGACATCGCAGATGCGACTGCTCTGTTTAACAACATCGAACAGGCGACACTTCGCATCGGTCGAGACAGTGCTCTCAAGCTTGATAGCGTTATTCGCACTGAGTTGTTCAGCAACACAACTGGAATCTCCGATATTTATTCCGGTGCCACAACATCATACGGTGCTTCAATCACGGCAGCAGACGCCAGCGACTGGTTGGATGCCGCTACCGCACTCAAGATCAATGCCGCCAGCCCCCTGGACGGAGGATTTGTTGCCATCGTCGGACCTCAACAGGCGCGGGATCTGTTGGCCGATTCCGAGTGGCAGGAAGCGCACCACTATGCCGAGCCCCAGGCTCGCCTGCGTGGTGAGATTGGACGAATGCACGGTGTCCGGTTTGTCGAAACGACTGAGCCATTCAGAGCGGGTTCCGGTGGATCCCAATACACCTACAACTCATCTGGTGACATCTATGGATCCGTTGTGGTGGGTGCTCAGGCATACGGTGTTCCGAGCCTGTCGAGCCAGAGTCCTTACAGTCCGTCTGTCTACATCGTTTCCGGTGCGGATAAAAACGACCCATTGAACCAGCGCATCCTGGTTGGTTTCAAATCGTTTTTCGCTGCGAAAAACATTCAACCTAAACACATCGCCCGAGTTTACTCTAAGACTGGGTACTCAGCATAATATTATGCCTATTAGCGTCACAATCCCAATGGAAGCACTCGCGATCATGGATGGCGAGGAGTCAGTGGCACCGTCCGCTGGTGACGCGATCAGCGTCACGCTTGAAGGCACGGTTGAAGACATCGCAGATGGAGCGGTTACCGTATACGCGACAACCGCAAACGGCGTGGATCTTGAGGGTGAGACTGGACCTGAGCCTGAAATGGACAGGGAAGGAATGCTCTCCATGTTAGAGGGTGCTCAACTGTAACTGTAGTCACGGGGGAGGGTTTCCTCCCCCACTTTTAATGCCGAACTACACATACATTAACGAAGCCGGGCATCGGTCAGAGTTTATTAAACCGATTGGAACATCTGATTTTGTATCAAACGGTGTTCGTTGGAGTCGGGTGTCAGAACCGGAAGGATTCCGGATGCAAACGGGAGCATCTCTCCCGGATCAACGCGATCAGATCAAACGAGGATATAAACGCCTGGAGGATCGCGGGTGGAACAGCAAATTTTCTAAACAACAAATCAAAAAAGCCTGGGACATATGAGAGACTACATACAGGGCAGAGGTGTCATCATCGATGATAATTCCACGCACACTGGCAAATTTAATTACATAGTAGCGATCACCGACTGTGTTGTGTCCGCGATGACGTGTGCGCTTACAGGGACGTTCTCAGGTAAAACAATCCCAGCTGGTTTGCACCTACGAGTGGATGCTACATCGATCACGCTCACATCAGGGCAAATGGTCGCATACGCAGAATGATCAGACATCTCCAGAGAATTATCACTCAGTTTTCGGTCATCACCGGGGGTTTTGCGCCCCCGGCAGTGACCGGAGATGCGATTGTGACTGATTCCGGGAGGACGCTGATCGATGCATCAAACACAATCGTAGCAGACGCAATTTATGTGGTCTCCAGCAATGGTGACACGCTCACTGACGGCACAAATTTAATTAATCACATACGACATGGCTAATATACGAGTCAAAGACTTACCAAACACTGACACGCTCGTCGATGGTGACGAGTTGATCGTGGACAGTTCATCGGCTGGAACCAGGCGCATATCGTTCGGAGAACTCAAATCCGAAACTGCGTCCGATTTTGTTGCAGCTCCCAGCACATACAAAGTGGCTACCCTGGCCGCCGACAACAAGCTGGATCCGTCACAGATTCCTGACACGCTGACCAACGGACTGAACTTCGTCGGTGTCGCAAACAGTGCTCCAGATTTAGTGAGCACGACTCAGGGTGATTTTTACGTCATCGGCACCGCATTCGGGGTATACTCGGTTGGAGATCAGGCAGTGTATGACGGGAGCGCATACGTTCGAGTGACGGATGGCACCAAGCAGATCGGCGAAGGCGGAACCGGAGCGACTACAGCAGCTGGTGCGCGAACAAATTTGAGCGTCAACTCCATTGACGAGGACGCACAGGCTAATGCGTTGAAGGTCACGGCACCTGCTTTGTATTTCGACGGAGCGGCTTCAGTGGTGACGGTGGCCAACGATTCAAAATTAAATTTCACCGATGGGACCGACGATTTACCTTTCTCCATGAGTGCTTGGGCTTATGTGCCGGACCCAGCTCAAATTGTTTATTTAGTTGGGAAATGGGGAACAAGCAGCTCAACTCAAGAGTGGTTATTTGCGACCAACACGTCAGGTCAAATACGAGTCAGCATCGGAGACGGCACATCCTCGTTCGTGGTTGCATCCACCGACACAATTTCAAGTGCAGGTTGGTATCATTTTGCGGTCAGCTATTCTGGAAGTGGTCCCAATTCTACTAACTCGTTTGACAATGCTGTTGACGGATTCAAGCTGTTTATTAATGGAGTTGAGTCAAGTGTTAGCGGAACAACCACAGGTTATAATGGCCAGGCCATCACTGCCCAGACAGTCAGGCTAGGGGCAGCGAGCAATCTATTTTCCAAAGGCTCCATCCGTGACTGTAAAATCTTCAACCGAGAACTCACAGCTGACGAAGTGGCAGAGCTCGCCCGAGGCAATGATTTGGGATTTTCTGAAGAATGGGGTGGGGCGAATGGGGGACTGGATACATCTAATTTTGCATCAGGCACTGATGGTTACTCAGCTTCACAGGGAACCGTCACAGGGAATGAGGATAGCATAGGTGGTGAAAATGATTGGTTGAAGCTAACACTTAACACATCCACAGCTATCCATCAAATACTATCACCACAAGTGATGCCAGTGGGTGCTCGTGTGAGGGTTGAATTTGATTGCTACATACCGTCGACTAACTCACATGTGGATGGCGTTAAAGCCAATTTGTCCAGCACAATCACGTCCTCAATCATCGCAACTCACGAAGGTGCTTCAACAGATACAGTGTTCAGGGTTTCTGGTGAAGGTATAGCGACAGGGAACCAGCGTGTTTATATCACGGCACTGGATGGGTCGAGCACCACGGTTTCTGACTCAGGTGGCGATGATTGGATAGCGATTAAAAACGTAAAAATAACCCAGCTCGGAACCCTCGCCGACTTCCGAGCAGAGGACTACAACGAATCTGCAAGCAAACTGCTTGACCGAAGCTCAAACAATTTCGTTGGAGTCGGAACATCTGTCACGCTCACCGGAAATCAGCGGCACATCTCAGCCGACACCATTGACCTCAAAAACCTCCCAACATCATCCGCTGGATTGAGTGCTGGTGAGGTGTGGAGTAACGGCGGTGTTTTGACTGTGGTTTAATATATAATTTACAAACATACTATGGACCCAAAAATCAATTATCTACGAAGCCAAATTGCCGGCATTGAAGCGCAGCTCGCAGCCGATAACGGCAAAAGCACCATCCTTCAACTGCTAGGCAAAGCCAAAGCACTGCTGAACGCACGCGAGGAATTGAGCGAACCAGTTAACCGTGCCAACACCGAGGCACTGCTCACGCAGGTTGTAGCAGCAGTTACTGCATACAATGCTTCCAACCAAATCAGCATGGATTCGGTTGCTGACATTATGGCTGGATTTGATGCC